GATAACAAAACTGAAAACAACGAGTTTACGTAATCTTAAGAGTGAAGAAACCTTCATTATTAGCACAACTTCAAAACCATTGCCTTGGAAAGGATGGAAGAAAAAATACGTTAAGTTTGATCCGAAGTCTAATCCTTCTGGAAACTGGGTTCAGTGTTCTAAATCTAGCACGATTATTAAATTAATTGAATACATTAGTAATAAACGTCCTGATATTAAAAATATCGTAATTGATGATGTTCAATATTCAATGTGTTTCGAATTTATGGATCGCCGCAAAGAGAAAGGATACGAGAAGTTCAATGATATTGGTGGAGATTTTACTGATTTGTTAAGAGTTACAGATAATATCCGTGACGACATTAAATTGATTTTTACAGCGCATAGTGAGAATAAAGGTAGTGACATGGATCCTTATTGGACACTTAAAACTATCGGTAAGATGGTGTCTGAAAAGGTAACTCCTGAAGGTTTGTTTACCTATGTTTTCCATGCAATTGTAGAAGAAGGTGATGATGGAATGGAATATAAATTCTTAACAAATACTGACGGTGCTCACGTAGCAAAAACCCCGCTTGGTATGTTCGAGGAGCAGAAGATTGACAATGATGTTAATGAGATTTTGAAAGTTATTGATAAGTACGAAAACGGAGACGAATAATGAAATTAGACATTCTTATGCACTATTCTGTTGATGAAACAACAGGAGAAGTTAAATTTATTGGTAAAGAGGAAATTACAGTAGATACAAAAGTAACTACTAAAAAATCTTCTTCAACAAAGAAAGTGGATGAAAATCCCGAACCAATCATTACGCTTGATTCCAACAAGTTAATTCTTACACAAGGAGCAGTTGACTTGCTGAAAGTCTGTGAAGATTGTCGTATCGACATCAAGTATAAGAAGAAAGATAAGAAGTCAATTCCAGTAATTGGTACTGATCAAGCTTTTAAAACAAAGACTGGTAATAAGTTAACTAAGTCTAATACAATTAGCTTCAGAGGATCTGCTAATGAAAGATTGTCAGCATTTGGAACTGAGTTTAAATTGGAAGCATCTCCTGATGAAGGTATTTTCTATCTAATCGGTAATGCTAATCCAGAGGAACCAGAAGTTCCAGATGATGTTATTGACTTGGAAAAAGAATTAGATATTGAATCGCTTGACGATATGGATTTAGATACTACAAACAATTTTGATTTTAAATTATAAGAAGTATGGCATTTAATTTTGGCATTTCAGAAGAATCAGCAGTTAGAAGTACAAAACGTCTCTTGGCTCCGTGGAATATTTATGATGTAGAGTTTAAAGGTGTAGAAATTAAGGAATTTTCAGGAAAGAAAGATCCTACGGCAACTTATAAAACCATTAATTTCTCTTTTGAGAATGAAGATGGATATATCTCCATTAATAAATTCTTCCCGAAAGAAGGTGATGATGTTAGACGCGAAGTTCCCAGAAAAGATGGAACAATGGGTGAAATGCCTTCCAACTTTGAGGATTTAATGAACTTTATTAAACAGACTGTAGCTATCCTTACTCCGAAAGGTTATGAGAAACTTCATGCCGCTAGCAGTAAATTTAGATCATTTGATGATGTAGCAGCAGCTGTTAAGAAACTTCTGGATCCCGTAGTTGGTACCAAAACTAAGATTAAATTAATTGGTCGTAACTCTCAAGGTAAAGTTGTAGCTGACGCTCCGCGTATTACTGGTATTAATCATGATGGAGTATCATTTATTTCTGATAACTGGATTGGAGATAAATTGTATTTCAATGATTATGAACTTGGTAGAATTAAAGAGTATCAGTCTGCTACACCGACTGCTATTTCAACCAACGAACCTGCGCCTAAACAAGAATCTGATGATATTGATTCGCTTTTAGCAGATCTTTAATTGTAAATAAATATCTCTAGTATGTTCGATTTCACAATAGATCCTAAAATTACTAGAGAATATTTGTTATCAAAACATAACGAGGAGACTTATATGAGTTTTTATCTTGGCTTAGAGGTAAAAAAAGGCTTGTATAAGTCTCCTTTACGTGTTGATAATCACAAAACCTGTAGTTTTTTCAGGGGAAAATCTGGAGTATTATATTTCAAAGATTTTGCTACTGGACAATGTTTAAGTTTTGAATCTGTTGTGATGGAAAAGTTTAAATGTAATTATCATGAAGCATTAAAGATAATTGCTAAAGATTTTGGATTTATTAAAGGTAGTACACCAAAACCAATTAAAGTACAACCTGTTTATAAAGAAGAAAAACAAACTTTTATTCAAATCGAAGCAAGAGAATTTTCAGAACATGAATATAAATGGTGGTTAGATTTTGGAATAAGTAAAGATATTCTGAAAAGATTTAACATTTTTAGTTGTAAAACTGTATTTTTAAACGGTAATATATTTGCACAATCAACTCAACATTTTCCTATTTTTGGATATTATTTTGGAAAGAAAGAAAATATAGAGCAATGGCGAATTTATATGCCTTCTGTTAAACATGGTGGAATTAGATTTATCGGAAATTGTTCTGCGAAAACAATTCAAGGATTTAAACAATTACCTAAAAAGGGTAAATTAGTAGTTATTACTAAGTCTATGAAAGATTGTATGACATTATATTCTTTCGGAATACCAGCAATAGCTCCTTGTTCTGAGAATTTATTTATTGCAGATAATATTCTTGATGAATTAAAAACTAGGTTTAAATATATTGTAGTATTATATGATAACGATCTTCCAGGAATTTCTAATATGCGTAAGATCAGGAAAGAACACCCTGAATTAAATTATTGCTTTATAAGTAGAAAGTATGGAACGAAAGATATTAGTGATACTTACAAAAAATATGGCAGAGATAAAACCAAAAAGATTATTGAAGAATATATTAAATATTTGAAAACAAAATGAAAATCTATGTTAGTTTAATTGAGATTGATGATGAATCATTAGCAATTTATGGAATGGCACTTGATCCTACACATCTTGATGAGAGTATGCCAGTTTATTATTTAGATTTAAATGATGAGGAATCTATCGACGAATTAGTTCCAAATTTTGATGATCTGTTTAATAAATTTAAACCATGGACTTGCTTGAAAGAATCACCTAATCAGTTTGGAAGACGTGGAAATTGTTTTAAACGTGTTGAGTTTATTAAAGATGAAGAAAAGAAACATTTTGAATTAACTCCAAAAGGTGAAATACAGCTATACTCACAGAGTGTTGAATATAAAGATGGTGAACAAATTGGTATAACGTATTATAAATATTCATGAGAAAAAAATAGACAGACACGAGCGTAATTGCAACGTTTACTAAAACTGGTGAACAGAAAACATTTGATAACTTAGAAATTGCTTCACAAGAAACTGGATTGCCTGTTAATTCGATTAAATCTAGAGCTAATAAACCTGGCTCTGGATCTAAATCGAAAGACGGGATTACATTTATTTGGGCGAATGAAAGTGTACGTAGAAGTAAACAAGCATCTAAATCAAAAAAGAAAGGAAATAGTTATGAATTAGAAGTAATTCACAAACTCCGAGAAATTGGATATAAAGGATGTGTTAGTACAAGAAGTCAAAATAAACTTCTTGATGCAGATAAGATTGATATTACTGACTTAGATAATGAGTTACCTGTAAATATTCAATGTAAATATACACAGAATTTACCTAACTATTTTGATATTAGAGAAGCTTGTTCAGATAAGGATAAACCGTTTTGTTTATGTTGGAAAAAGGCAGGAAAAGACGGTGAATCAAGTGTTGGTCAAGTTGCAATAGTGCCTATAGAATATTTCTATAAACTATTAGAAAGTGTTATTAGTTAAAGGAAAAATTCCACAAAAGATTTTAGAACATTGTACTGTCCATTCTTTCGATGAAGAATTTGAAAGTTATATGAGAAAAGAAAAGAAGAAAAATTGGAGAAGTCTTGAAGGATTTTCTTTAGATTTTGATTCTAGTATTGATGATTTAAAAGTTTGTCAATATGTATTTCCAGACAATGAAAAAACTAAAGCGTGGATTTTAAAAAATTTAAATGTTATTGAGGAAGTATGAGTACATATCTATTTTCTTGGAGTGATTCGTATTCAACAAGTATTGAAAAAGTTGTCGCAAGAAGTTTAAATGATTGTGAAGAAAAGATTAAGAATTTCTTTATTAATAAACTAGATTCTGATGAACTAGACGATTTAGCTGATTACGACGTATTTATTACAAACTTGGAGTCATATAATTATTTAGTAAGTCCAATTTATAATGTCGAAGAATTTTTGTAAGATTGCGTTAGATATTGATGATACTATCGCAGGATTTTTTGATCTATATAGAGTTTACTTTCCGAAAGAATCTGACTTGTTAGACCAGAATATTACAAAAAATGTATATAAATTACGACATTGTAAGGATTTTTGGGAAAACTTACCATTAATTGATTCTCCGAATTTTGTTCCTCACATTTATGCTACAAAACGCATTAATAGTAAAGAATATACTAGGAATTGGTTAATAAATAATAATTTACCTGTTAGACCTATTTATCAGATGTATTACCAACAAGGCAATAAAGCTGATATGATTAAAGGTAGATGTGATTTGTTAATTGATGATAGTGTGTCGAATGTTGTTAAAGCTATTAATTCTGGATTACCAGCTTTGATAATTGATAGACCTCACAATCAAGGTTATGAACCTTTATTCCGAATATATTCTTTAGATATTAATGAAATAATGGAAGCATATCACTTAGAATTAGAAACATTAGGATGGAATTAAAAGATATTAAATTAACTCCGCTGCTTGATACTCTAAGATTACAAAAAATTAGTGATCAAGAATATTTTTCAGTAAAGTATAATGGATATATTAGTAATTCTAGATTAGGATTAATTAATCCTCAACAAGATGGAAGTCCTGAGAAATTCTTCAAAGGCTTTACAAGTGGTTATTCACAAGCTTTTGCGCTCGGTAGCGCGGTCCATCAACTCGTGTTGCAGCCAGAATCATTTTATTTGGTTGAAGACATTGGTAAACCTACTGCTAAGCTTGGAGTTATGGCTGATGAACTTTATAATAAATGGTTAAAGAATAATTCGGTAACTAAAGAAGATATTATAAAAGCTTCTGATAAAATAGATTATTATAAAGGTAAAATTACTGATGATTTAGTAAACAAAGTAATAACCAGTTGTACTAATTATTGGCAGAATCGAAAGAATTATACTTTTGATGATACTAAAGAGCCAATTTTGTTGGATTATAGATCTATAGAAACTACTAAGTCGTGTGTAGAGGCATTGTCTAATAATAAAGGAGTACAAGATTTGTTACATCCAATCGGATTAATTGAAGATTCAATTTCCGAGATGGAGCAAGCTATCTTGTTAGATGTTAAAGCTGAATGTCCTAATGGAGAAAGTATTGTAGTAAGATTAAAATCTAAGTTAGATAACTATACGATTGATTTTGATACAAATACAATTACTGTTAACGATGTTAAAACTATTGGTAAAATAGTATCTGAAATAGATAATAACATTGTTAAATTCCATTATAGCAGAGAACTTGCAATGTATCTTTATTTGTTAAGATTGTGTTCGCAGAAATTCTATAACATGAAGAATCCTATTACTAAAGCTAATTATCTTGTAGTATCAACAGTTCCGAACTTTTATTCTAAAGTAAGGGCAATGAGTAAACAAGAATTAGAGCATGGATTTAAAGAATTCACGACATTACTTAGATATGTAATTTATTGTATGGTTTATAAAGGATATAATTTTGGAACTAATTGATTTATCATTCGAAAAGACTACAAAGTTATATCAAAAATATTTCGGTTTAGGTTATTTAAATAGCAATCTAGGAGATAAATTAGCTTGTATTGCTTTAACCTGTTATTTAACTAACGAACTGAAAAAGAAAGGCAAGATTAAGAATTGCTATGAACTATTGTTAAAAGTTGGTAGTGATTTTAAAGATCTTGAAAAGAATACCTTTCTGAAATCTTTAGGGGCGATGTGTGACGATTTTATGTATGGGTGTGATAGTTTTCCTGATTTTGGTATAACTCCGAAGGAAATGCCTAAAACATTAAAAAGATTGTTGAGCACGTATGTTCCATTTTAACATATGATTTTTAACATTTGTTAACAAAAAAAGATTAGGGTTTCGAACCTAGTATGTATATAATTGAATACAAGGGTACGAAACCTATAGCTAATAGATGAATTTGATTAATGCAGATGATTATGAAAATGATTATGTTAAAATTTTTTTATTATGAGTACTACATTTAACACATTGAAGAAAGTTGAGTTCGAAGCAAACAGTAAAGACGAAGCAAAAGCAAAAGTTGAGGAAATTTTTGGTAATTATGTAATGGATGCAACTCCCGCATTTAAGAAATTTAAAGAATCTAAAAGTGGTATTATTACTGACCGCGATTTGAAAGAGTTTATGGCAAATATGATTGCTAAGAAAATCAAGAATGTTCCGGGTGCAGGTATGATTATTACATTGAAATCAGCCGTAACGAACACTAGAGAGCGTCCGTATAAAATTGAGTCTATCAAACGTGAAGGTCAGACCAAATGGAAAAGTTTCTACAAATGGATTGACAAAGAGACTGGTAAAGTAGTTGCACAGGTAGACACCAACAAAGCTGACGCAAATAATGCAGTAAAAGATTTGTATAAGAGTGGCGAATATACTGGTACTGCCGAGTTGATTCCTGTTAAAGAAGTTATTGAAGGAAGTAAAGTTCTTGCTATTGCACACTATACTCCGTCTAAGAATGCAACTCCTGGTCAGTACATCGCTTTTGGCTTGGAAGCTTAATAAACCATAATAATTTAATTTGTAGAATTAAAAACAGAGTTTGAAGAGGATTGGTTGTGAAATCAGTCCTCTTTTTTTATACACATAGATCATATAACAGCTTAACAGCTATACTTAAAATTGAATAAAACAATTAAAAATACATGAAATTATCGACTATTAAAAAATACGCTGATATTATCAATCTTGCTAAAACAGAGGGAACTTCTATTAAAGTTGCTTGTGATAAACTTAAAGTAAATTACATTACTATGACTAATGCTATTCACAGACTTAATAAGAAAGCAAATAAGTCTGAGGATGAAATTAGTTTATTAGATATGTATGATTCAACTAAAGTTACTTCAAAAGTAGAAGTTGAAACTGATGATAGAGCAGAAATATCTTATGAAAGAAATGATTCGGGAAATATTATGTATTACTGTTATCAAATCTATAAGAAGAATAAACCAGCATTAGTAGGCAAATTGTCTAGAGAAGAAATGACTTCTATTTATAGATTATATACCTATTATGGAGATTCTTTAACTCAAAAATCAGTAGCAAGACATTTTACCGATTTATCGTTGGTAGATTTTAAGAGAATATTACGTGCTTTTAATATTTATAAATCCAACTGTCCATTTCCTCCTCATATGATGGAAGAATGTACAGAAGATGAATTGCGAGAAATTCAATTAAGAGAAAAAGAGAATAGTTTCCTTAGAAAAGCCGAAGAAGATTCTATTAAAAACACAGAGAAATTACTTAAAAAGTATGCTCAAGAGAATCTTGATTTAAAGAAACAATTAGCTAATTTGTCTGATTTTGGTGTTGATATTCCAGATGATATTAAACCAGAATTGATTAAAGCAAAACCGCAATCATCTAAAAGTATTAATCTCTATTTAGCAGACATCCATTTAGGTAGTTATACTGTATCTGGAAGTTTGTATGAAGAGAATAATAATTATGGATTTGACGAAGCTAAACAAAGACTTACACAAATTATTTATAAAGTGGGAGAGTTAGGCTTTATGGAAACAATTAATATTGTTCTTCTTGGAGATAATGTTGATTGTTGTGGATTTACAGGCTTAACTGCAAGACAAGACCATGTAATGCCGAGTAACATGGATGCAAGAGAGCAAGGAAACAAATTCATTGAATTAATGGATTGGTTTATTACCTCGATTGTTAAAAATGAAATGGCAAATAACGTTAGTGTTTATTCTGTTCCAACAGGTAATCATTCAGGTAATTTTGAATATATGTGTAATAAAGCATTGATGTTTTATTTAAATTCAAGATTCCCGGAAATTAAAACACAACTTTGGGAAAATTATTACGGATCATTTGAGCAAAATTCTCATGTATTCTATTGTATGCATGGAAAAGATGATGCTTTTATGAAACGTCCATTCCCGTTAGTTATTGATGATAAATCAAAAGTATTACTTTATGAATGGCTGATGAATAACGGAGAATATCGTAGTAATATTCATTTTATTAAAGGAGATCTTCATTCTAATGCTTTAAGTTCTTGTAAGAGATTTGATTATCGCAATGTTTTAAGCTTATATGGAGCTTCTGATTATAGTAATTATAACTATAGTCAAAACTCTTACGGAGTATCTTATGATTTAATGATTGGAACTAATTTAGTTAGAGGAACATTTGAAAATTTATGACAACATTCGGAGAAAAATTTATTGATTTTTACGACCTTCATGGAATGATTGTAGACGTTTTGACTGATTTTGACCAAGATTTGTGCTTCAATTTTCTCTGTGATAACAGTAATATGAGTGATTTACTCGATCTATTCGATTCAGGCGACTTTGAAAAAACATTCGTAGCTTATTATATGGATAATCAATGTTCAATTTTCGAACAGTTTGAAGAATTTATAGATGATGATTCAGCTGTTGATGATTTTACTAGTAATTTCGAATTAATTACTAATATTGATTTGCTTACAGTTACACTTAGTAAAGATAAGTTGTATGAACTTCTTGGTGAACCTGAAGATATTGCAGCATTTGATGATGCCGTAAATGGTTATCTTAATGAGTTAAACAGTTGTCTTCCTGTTAAGTTTGAAATGTATGACTAAAGTTCAAGAAAAACTAGTTCAATGTATAACTAAACAATTTAATAGTCCAATTTTTGATTTAATTGATGAAAGGATCATTGATAGTTGGATTGTAGAAAATCCTCATTTTTGGTTAGATAATACTTTAAATGATGAAAAATTGTTAGCTTATCTCGTTGAATTAGGATCCGATTGTAGACTTTTGAATGTAGACGCATGTGTAATTGATCATTATACGGATGATACAGTTTATTTAAATAAATCTGAATTACGTATTTCTAGACTTGATTATTTGTGGTATTCAGGAGAAGTTAGAGAAAGTTTCTTTGAGAATTTAATTAAAAATCTTAGAAAACATTTTAGTCCAATAAAGTTTGAATATGTATTACTTCATTGAATATTTTATAGCGTATTACAAGAACTTAAATAAGTTACCCTGTAGAGTACTTGACGACTTAACTTATGTTAATGAAAAGTACATGGAAGAAATAATCAAGAATACACCTTACGAGGATGGTCATGAAGAAGAGTACAAGAAACAAGTGATTTATAAGTTTTTATCTAAATGTTCAAACATTAATTCTAAAAATCCTGATAAACTCATATCTATTCGTTTTGATTCAATAGTTTTAGATTTTTCAGAATTAAATATTGACATAAATGAATTTTTTAAGTTGTGTCATCGTTTAACTGATTTAGATATAAACATAATTGGAAAATTTACAATGAACGATTTATTTGAAAAAGTTATAAGCAAATACGTTGATATTAAAGATCTTGAAGATCTCTGTGATAAATATCAACCTAAATTTGAGGCGTTAGGTGTTACAAATTTTGATAATCTATTTCTTTTGTTTGATTATAGTCAAT